TGAAGGCACCTCAACCTGAAGGTGGCCCAAGGAAGAAATCATTTTGCGCACGCATGGAAGGTATGAAGCACAAGCTCACATCATCCAAAACAGCGCATGATCCTAACAGCCGCATCAATAAAAGTTTGCGTGCTTGGCATTGTGCGGATGGTTGTGCAATTCGTGGTCATACAAAAGGCACGATGAGGTAAACATGGCAGACATTGAATTAACAGAACGCGAGAAAGCCATTGCCAAAGAAGCGGCCAAGATTGCCCTTGATGAGATGGCTGATGAGTTCTACAAAAAGATTGGAAAGACGGTTGTCAACAAAATTTTTATTTTGATTGGCGCAATTGCTGTAGGGTTTGTGTTTGGCAAAGGTTGGGTTGTAAAAATTTAATATGCCAAGTACAAGCAAGAAGCAACACAATTTCATGGAGGCGGTGGCTCACAATCCAGCGTTCGCCAAGAAAGCAGGAGTCCCACAAAGCGTGGGTCAAGAGTTCAGTAAAGCGGACAAAGGCCGCGCATTTAAACAAGGTGGAAATATGGAAAAGCATGAAGCACACGCACATCACATGAAGATGGCACATCATCACTTGAAAGAAGCGATGAAGCATGGCGGACACGTCAAGAAAATGGCTACTGGTGGAGTCACTGGTATGCACGGCGTGGAAGAGAAAAAGGGTATGACTACAGCCAAGATGGCTAAAGTCAAAGAAGGCGGCAATAAGCGTTTCGGCGAGCACTCTGTTCAAGAGCGCGGACATACCAAAGGTATGGAGCCTAAAATGGCTGGTTCAACAACTGGCATGAAGCGCGGCGGCAAGACTCATCACCATAAGAAGTGAGATTATCATGCATAGCAAACACCACGAACACCACAAACACGTTCATCCTGCTGGACACGAGCATCCCCATGAGCACAAACACCATGTGCATCACATGAAGGAGCATCACGAAGGCAGTCATGTGCATCACTCACACCACTACGGTAAACATGCCGCTGGACATGAAATGCACCACCACGAAGTTGAGCATTTGCACAAGCATCAAAAACACGATTAGGAGAACATTATGCCTATGATGAGATCCCCAATGGCTGCCCGCGTTCCTGCAAGACCAATGGTCGCAGCGGTTCGTCCCGGTGGCATGATGAAAAAAGGTGGTATGGCTCATCGCGCTCACGAGCGCGCTGATGGTTGCTGCGAACGCGGACACACCAAAGGCCATGTTGTGATGTGCAAAGGCGGCAAAACGTGATTGCCAGCCGGGGTATGGGTGACATCAACCCGTCAAAAATGCCGGGTAAAAAGGTCGTACATCGCAAGGATAATCCAAACGATGTCGATGTGTATGCTAAAGGGGGCGCGGTGTGGAACACACCAAACCCCAAGAAAAAACACAAAAAGTTGAGTCCTGCCAAAAAAGCTGCTGCGAAAGCGTCGGCTAAAAAGGCAGGGCGTCCATACCCCAACTTAATTGATAACATGAAAGCTGCAAAATGAAAAATGAAATCGTTACTTTTTTGAGCGAAGCTGGACACTCTATTTCTGGCTACGAACACAAACTTTTGGAAAAGTTTGCTGCTTTTCTTAACAAGCCCAGTGAACCTGCACCTGTTGCTGAGACTCCTGCACCTGCTGAGCCTGTTGCTGTTGTTACTGATACTCCTGCTGAAGAAGCCAAGGCAGAGTAATGGCTAATACATCCGGCGTTGCAGCGTTCAACTTACAGCTTCCCGAGTTAGTCGAGGAAGCTTTTGAGCGTTGTGGTTCCGAATCCCGTACGGGATACGATGTGCGGACGGCCCGTCGGTCATTGAATTTACTCTTTGCTGACTGGGCCAACCGTGGCATCAACATGTGGACGTTTGAACAAGACGCCATTACCTTGGTTCCCGGACAGCCAACGTATGCGTTGCCTGACGATACCGTTGATTTGCTTGAGCATGTTATTAGAACTCAGCAAAACGTGGCCAACAATCAGGCCGACTTAACGATTACGCGCATCAGCGTTTCAACCTATGCGACGATCCCAAACAAACTCATCCAAGGGCGCCCTATCCAAGTGTGGATTCAGCGTCTTTCAGCCAACACTCAGCCTACTGGAGTAACAGTTTACTCAGCAGTAGGTACGACAGATACATCAATTGCCGTTAGTACACTCAACGGACTACCAAATGCAGGCTTTATTACCCTTGATTCTGAGCTGATTGGGTACAACGAGCTCCAGCCAGCAGCCAACGGTAACCCTGCATATTTGTTAAATTGCACCAGAGGTCAAGGAAACACAACGGCTGCCACGCATAACGCTGGAATTGCAGTGCTTTTGACCCAGAAAAACAGCATAACCGTGTGGCCAACCCCTGATACGTCCCAGACTTACCAGTTTGTGTACTGGAGAATGCGTCGTGTGCAGGATATGGGCGGTGGTACCAACATTGCTGACGTTCCATTTAGGTTTATTCCGTGCTTGGTAGCGGGTTTGTCCTACTACATGGCGCTCAAAATCCCCAATGCCTTGGAAAGATTGCCAGTTTTAAAACAGCAGTACGACGAAGCGTGGGAATTGGCGGCTGGTGAAGATCATGAGAAGGCCGCAGTGCGGTTTGTACCTCGCAGGATGTACATTGGCGGGAGCTACTAATCATGGGTAACCGGTTTGCCTCTGGTAAAAATGCGATTTCGGAGTGTGATCGCTGTGGTTTTCAGTACAAACTGACGGTTTTGAGAAAAGAAATCATCAAGACCAAGAATTACAGTATATTGGTGTGCCCAACTTGTTGGGATCCAGATCAGCCTCAGTTGCAACTGGGTATGTACCCTGTGGATGATCCACAAGGTTTGCGTGATCCAAGACCAGATACAACTTACTATGCGTCGGGTGTGACCGCAACGGGTAGTATCGGTGGCGGTAGTAGAGTTTTTCAGTGGGGATGGAATCCTGTTGGCGGTGCGTCTAGTTTTGACACAGCGCTAACTCAAAATAATTTGATTCCGGTCGTACAAGTGGGTACAGTTACAATAGTTACAACGTAGGAGCAGACATGGCTAAGCACGATGACATTAAAGAAGACAAGAAGCTGATTAAAAAAGCTTTTTCGATGCATGATAAACAAGAGCACCCCGGCAAGCACACAAACTTGTCCAAGCTCAAAAAAGGCGGTCCAACCGGTAAAGATATGCGCTCAGTTGGTCGTAACATGGCACGCGCTAAAAATCAAAGAGGTGGCTAAAATGGCTAAAGGTAAAAACAATCGGCCTGCATCTGAGTATGCAAAGCCACACACAATGGACGGCAAGCCTGTTGGCCCCGAAGCCGCATTCACTGAACCTGAGTTCCAAAAGAAAAAGAACTGGGTTCCTTTGATGGGCGTATCCATTACGATGGATGATCGCGTTGAAACCGAAGGCGTGAAGATTCGTGGTACTGGCGCAGCTACCAAAGGTTTGATGGCAAGAGGACCAATGGCGTGAATTACACTCAGCTTTCTCAGGCAATTCAGGACTATACACAGAACTATGAATCCACGTTCATAGCGTATATTCCCACGTTTGTTGAGCAGGCTGAGCAACGGATTTACAACACAATCCAATTCCCGTCACTTCGCAAGAATGTAACGGGCCCCCTTACGCAGTACAACCAGTATTTATCGCTGCCTTCTGACTTTTTGGCGGTTTACTCACTGGCCATTTATCAAACCACTAGCACAACGGCTACTGGCACGTCCGGCACATACACGATTACGATTGGGTCAAACACCAACGTAGCGGTGGGACAGATCGTATCTGGCACAGGCATTCCAACTGGCGCTACAGTTACAAACGTCAACGGCCTAATCATCACTTTAAATCTGGCTTTAACGGGTACTGTTTCTGGTACGGTTACATTTCAAGGCAGCTATTTGTACTTGATTAACAAAGATGTTAACTTTTTACGTGAGACGTATGGTAATCCTGTTTCCTATGGTTTACCCCAATACTACGCTTTGTTTGGACCGACGGTAACTGGCGGTTCTATCACCAACAATTTGACAGTTATGATGGGCCCAACACCAGACACCAACTATATGTCTGAGTTGCATTATTACTACTATCCCCAATCCATTACGACCACATCAAATGGTACATCTTGGTTGGGGCAGAATTTTGATACCGTGCTGTTGTACGGTTCTTTGGTTGAAGCCTATACTTTCATGAAGGGTGAAGCTGACATGGTCAAGCTTTACACTGATCGGTACATGGAAGCTCTGGCTCTTGCTAAACGTCTTGGCGATGGTATGGAACGCACCGATGCGTACAGAACAGGCCAGTACAGTCAGGCGGTTAAATGAGTTTAGTCCAAACAGCAACCACAAGTTTCAAAGTGCAGCTTGCTCAAGGGCTGCACAACTTTGGGCCAACAAACCCCAATACTTTTTATATTGCGTTGTTTACTTCTGCGGCCACATTAAACGCAGCTACTACGCAGTATTCAACCGCTTTGGTTGGAGAAGTAACTGGTACCGGATATACGCAAGGTGGCCAAGCCCTGACAATCATCGCAACTCCAACATCCGGAGCCACGGGCGGAACTGTGGCATATTGGTCGTTTGCTAATTCGGTTTGGAGTCCAGCCTCATTTACATGTCGCGGTGCTCTGATTTACAATGCAAGTCAGAACAATGCTTCGGTGGCTATTCTTGATTTTGGTTCAGATAAAACTTGTACCAGTTCATTTACAGTGCAGTTCCCCGCAGCAACCAACACAAACGCAATTTTGAGGATCGCATAATGCTTGTTAATACAACCAAAGGTGAAATGGACGACTCTCTTCTGGTGAAGAAAAAAGGTTCTATTGACAACGAAAACGAATACACGACTTGGGTTGAGTACTATTTAGATGATGAATTGGTACACCGCTCTGCTCATGTAACCTTGAAAAAATCACCCTTTATGGATTTAATCGCCGCATCAATGGCATAAGGAGTCAAAAATGAGTAATACTCAATCAATGTGTACATCTTTCTTGGGACAGTTACTGACTGCAACCCATAACTTTGGTACTGCGCCTACTCGCGGCACATCTGCTGCGGATACATTCAAAGCAGCGCTATACGTTACAACTGCTACAGTTAATGCAGCAACCACTGCATATTCTTCAACAAATGAAGTGACTGGAACAGGCTATACGGCTGGTGGTATTGCAGTTACAAATGCGAATGCTCCAACTTCAACCAACAGTTCCGCTACTGCTGGGGTTGGGTATTGGACGCCTTCAGCTAACTTGGTTTACTCCACAGTGACTTTGACTACTGCTTTTGATACGGTTTTGATTTACAACTCAAGCCAGTCTAATGCCGCAGTCAGTGTTCATACTTTTGGTGCTCAGACCATCACGGCTGGTACGTTTACATTGACCATGCCAACCAACACAACAACCTCTGCGCTTTTGAGATTGACAACCACTTAATAGGTGAACCATGTCCTTTGGATGGGGTAGCGGCACATGGGGGTCTGGTACTTGGGGATTTGGTGGCGTTGCTCTAACAGGTGACAATGCTGCTGGAAACGCAGGCACAGTTTCCCCCAATATCACGGTAGCTTTAACAGGTGTTAACGCTGCTGGTGCCGCAGGCACGGTGATTGAATCCGATGCCGATCCGGTCATTAGTGTAAATGCTCAAGGTAATGTAGGAACAATTGGCCCCAATGTCACGGTTGCGTTGACAGGGGTTGGAGCCAGCGGCGCAGCGGGCACTGTTACTTTTGGTGTATCTCTCTCCATAACAGGAGACGCCGCATCGGGATATGCGGGCTCAGTTGCAATCTCAAATGCGGCAGCTCTAAGTGGTGTTCTGGCCAGCGGCTTTGCTGGTAGTGTTTCTGCAAGTAAAGTTTTTGCACTAACGGGCGTCAATGCAGCAGGCGCAGTTGGTTCAGTCACATATAACCCAAGCACAGCTCTTACAGGCGTCAGTGCTGCAGGCGCTGCGGGCACAGTCATCGAATCAGATGCTGATCCCGTGGTCAGTGTCAATGCACAGGGTAATGTTGGAACAGTTGGACCAAATGTAACGGTAGCTTTGACTGGTGTTAATGCCAACGGCTTTGTGGGGGCCATGTCGGTTCCCCTTGGATCAGTCTCAGCAGCGGGTACAGTTGGTACAGTTGGCGCTAATGTAACAATTGCTTTGACTGGAGTTGGGGCAAACGGCTTGGCTGGCAATGTGACAATCGGGGCTAGAACTGCTCAACTTGTGGGTGTTGGAGCCACAGGATCAGTTGGAAATATTGGAGTTGCTTACTGGAGTTTGATTGATGACAGTCAGGCTTCTTCATGGCAAAATG